ATCACCATTAAAATCAACAGCCATTATCCTAAAGCTCCCGTTCCATGACTTATTTGGCTCTTACCCTCAACAGTGGTCACTACGACATCATTTCGAAGATCGTTCAATGAAGTGATCCATATATTGACCGCATTGACTTGTCCTGCGGTAAGATTAGTCCCTGTTAAGTCAGGGTTGATCGCTTGCCACTTTGTCTTATAATCCTGTGCTAAAGCATCGGCTTTTATAACAAGATCAGCTACCTCTTTTACGGCTTGTATAAAAGCCTGCACATATTTTGTGTTTGCTAAGACCATAGCTGCCTCCTTTAGCTTGTTGTATATTCAAATGACGCCGTAAGAAGCTCGGCATCACCTGTTGCGGTATCGCCCGCATCAGCCGGATTACGGCTTATTTTAAGCAGAATAGCGTCATTCGCCGCCATAGAATCAACGCTTGAGAGTGTGACGCTTATCTCGTTGACCTGACCTGCCGATCCAGCGACTGCACCAGATCCAACATTGACAGCATCAAAACTTGTTGTGTCTATTGTCTCTGAGTTACCAGGCGTGACCGCCATAATCTCGACATTCCAAGCGACCGAGCCTGATGTGGCTGAAGCCATCGAGTATTGAAGTTTCATGACAGGAGTCGTCGAGTAGTTGACAGGAAGCCTGAACTGCCACAAAGCCTCCTCCTCGGTTGATGCGTCATAGAGCAGTTTCCAAGCGCCACTCCCTCCGTCTATCGAAGGGGTTGAGCCTACATAAGCGCCAGAGATTTTCGCCGCCTGTACTGGTAGAATTACCGTTCCTGTTGCCATATTAACCTCACTATGTTAAGGCGAGAATCCCTCCTGCCGCCCATTGGATTTGAAATGTCTCTGCGGTAACGGATTGATTAGACCCAAAATCAACATAAGCGATTAACGGATCCGACCCTGTACCCAAACCACTACTGCCAAACAGCACACAAGCCCGAACAGCTGTGGAAAATGTGACATTAGCCAGTAATATATCGCTTCCATCCAGTACCCCCTGATTGGTGGTATTGTTGGTAGTTACCAAAGGAGAGGAAAGGGCAAAATATGCCACATAGTTGCTGGGCGTGACAACTTCAGTCAAATCATTAGCGTAATTATCCGTGTCATTATTGGGTGTATAATTGCTACCTACCAGTGCAAGATATATCGGGCCAACACCCCCATTAAAAGTTCCAGATGCTTGTCCGAAGTTATAACTTCCCTGCATTACTTGTTTCTTGAAAATGTTGTAAACTAAATTTGCCATTTCTTCCCCCTATTTATATTATTGTTTTCCATACCTTATATTATTCTCACTTGTCATTACAGCAAGATCTTGTTGTATTTGATTCATTGTTTTTTTTATCACCTCAATATCTTTCTTTATCTCCAAGGGCGGATAATTGTTCCTGACCCACTCCTTGATATTGACCTGCATAATCTCGGCGTCTTTCGACGTGAATCTTTCCCCTGTTTTCATAAAGCTGTTGAGCGCATAGATGCTGTTTGTTACCCAGATGCTCCAAGCAATAATGATAGGAAACAAAAGCTGATTTATCTTGAATAGATATTCAAAGATAACATTCATTAGATTGTTATCATTCTTTCTCATTCCGTTTCCTTCATAACCATCTTTTCTTTTCACGTTCATTCTCCATCCACCTGTCTATAAAGTATCCGTAATGGCATTACGAATCCTCTAACGGGATACTTGTCGTTCTCAAGTACATCGAAAATCGTTGGCTCTATCAAAACATCCGTTACACGGTCGCCAAGCGTATTTGAGCTTTTAAGGCAAGCTCTTACGTCGTTTTCAATGTCAAGTATCCCTTTATATTTTTGATCACCAACTATTGTCCTGGGAAATTCATTAAAGTTGTTGGAAGAAAAAGCAAATAAATCCAGTTCAAAATATTGATAGTCAACATTGTTCATACGTCTTTCTGGCTGACCGTTCTGTGTCGGCTCAAGCATAATGCACGGAAAATCTTTTGGTTCGAAGGTATCCCTCCGCCCCTCATAAACATATTTAATATATTTGGAAAGGGTCTTATTCTCCTCCAGCGTTGTAACAAGCTGATTCCAAATGGTTCCTGCAATCATTTATTAAAAGCCTCATTTATCTTTTTTGAAAGAGTATTAAGAACAAATAGCTGATTTGTTTGGCTTTCCAAAGCTGGTCTTAAAAATGGCCTAGCTCTTATCTTTACTGGCTTTTTGGTAAAAATCCATCCTTTAGTTCTCCTATCACGCCAAGCTAAAAAACCCTTAATCCCAGGCTTGATTGTGCCTCCGTATTCGTGAATCCTCGCATACTCGACATTTGTTCCTATCTTTATCTGATAACCATCAGAGGTTTTTTCTGGAGGAGTGGCTGTTATCTTTCCGCCTAAGTTTCCGGTTACTCTTCCGAGATACCTTGGTCGTGGGCCAAGCAATCTGTTCCTGACGATCCATCTTGTCAAATAGATACCTGAATCCAATAATGTTTCCTCAATAACCTCTCGTCTTGCCGATGCCTTTAATTTTGAAATAAGATTATTAAGGCTTGTCTTTTCAAGCTCTATGGAGTACTGCATTACTCCCATCTCCCTGCTAATGCGCCATCCCACTTCTTATACTTGCTCAACGTCTTGTTCCACATCGTATCACCAGAAAGCATCTGGACTATTCTTAGTTGATCCTGTGTTTGTACTGTATGGACAGCTGTCATGCCCTCCTTGAAACTAAGCGTGCACATCTCAAGCAAGACCTGCTTCAAATCTAATGGTACAGGATAAGTGGAAACAGAAGAATTGTGAGTGTTGCCTACGACTGGAGCATATCCAGCGGTGTAATTTATTAGAACATTCCTTCTACCCCTAGAAAAATAATCTCCTTCCGTAATAAGCTTCCCCGAATCGGAATACCAGTATAGGTCGGCGGATGCAATAAGCGTAGCCGCAGCAAAGGTATGTTCGCTGTCAACATTAACGCTCGACACATAGCTTACAGGATATTGCTTAAGATAGATGTACCTTGTCCCCTCGCCGTCATAATAGCTATTATCAGGATCTTGGAAATATGTCCTAGCTTCAAGAGCCCTATTCGTGAACTGGTCTGCAAAGTCCTCGACAAATAGTGCAAGAGAAGCCAGTTTTGAGTTTGGCTGATTATCGCCCTCCTCAATTCCGAGCCAAAGCCTTAGATCATAAGTGCTAATCAGAGCCATTTTTTTTCTTTACATCCTCTTTTTTAATCATTTTATCCTTATCCCTAAAGGATTTTACTTTTGTCTTGTTCTGAATGGCGGCTATTCTGTGCAAAATAGCCTCGCTATCCTCGGGATTGTGGTATTTTGTGTCCTTGATGACATCCAAAGTTTCTATACGCCCATCAACAGCATCAAGAACAAGAAATGTTTGCTCAACTAAAGATTCGCTTAAACCTTTTTCTTTCATTGCTCCAGCTCCTCTATGATAGGGGCGGGCGGTTAAACCCGCCCCATCGTGTTATAACAACTTCGTCAACTCTACGTTTCCAGACGGAACAACTATTGCAGATGTTACATAACTCGAATCGTTAGGACGACCGAGCAAGAACCCTGCACTTATTTTGGGGCCAAGACCTACTGTTCCGGTTAAGGTTGCGTGCATACGGATATATCTTTTCTGACCACCCGTAGAGAGCTTCGCATACTTTTTAACGGACTCGTAAGGAATCCATGTCCCTGTTGTTGTACCTCCGGCAACATTATCTCCTACCGTAACGCTTGAAAAAGCAAAAGAACCTCCAGTCACACCGTCATTTGTGACGTCAGACCAGTTAGAACCAGTCCCAGTAGCAGAGGCGCTTTGCTGAATTTTTACGGCTAAAGTAACCGTTGAGCCAGTAGAGCCTTGGATGCCGCCTAGAGTTAGGACACCTAACACATCAGCGAAGCCAAGAACATCTATTGGCGCACCTACAGCTGTTCCACTTATTGTTGATAACGTGCCTATTAAAGAGGGCCGTAGGTCGAAAATGCTCGCATAATCTCTCATATTGCCCCCCTTTTATGTTACCATTCTTGTAAAGGCAGAAGGCAAGAGAACACCGAGGGCAACTCTCTCGATGACTCTCAGTGCGACCATATCCTTCTCGCCCAGATTGTCCCCTCCGACCGTTCCTTCTTCGAGCAACTTCATGGTCATTGAGCCTCTTTCGCCCATTGCAAGACCACGACGAAGATCGCCAAAGACAGCATAAGCAAATGCATCAGTTTGTGCAGAAGCATGTGCCGTGCTGGGTAGGATCTCTGTAATCTCAAACGGGAATCCACCAATATCGCTTTGACTTGGTGTCAGAATAGGCTGACCAGTCGTGGCGATACGGCTTCTCAGGTGAGCAACAACAGAGCGGTGGAAATAGAACTTGGCATTTGCCAATGCGTTGGTATAGAGATTACCTGTCGCCTGAACTAAGTCAGCATAGGACAGACAGATAATACCTGTGCCTGAAGCGTGCGGTGAAGTTGGAACGCCAGTGGCAGATAATACACCAACGAACGGTGATCCGGTTCCATTGAAACCTTGATTATCTTCCTCTTTGGCAAAAGCCTCTGAGATAAGCATGGCAAGGTAGTTGATAACTTCAACGTTTGCATCAGCCAATAACTCGTTGGTCATCTTAGGTAAGGCGGCCAACTTGTTGATGGTCAATACTAACTGACGGAAGTTCGGGTCAGTCTGGAGGATTTGTGCAGCCTCATTCGTCCAGATTGCCGATTGGTCGGTTGCTCCGGCCGCCGGAATGTTCACTGTATCGTAACGCATGGGTATAATCCTTGCATTACGACGGACAACACCGTAAACAGGGGCTAGACGGAGAATTTCCGCCTTAAATTCCTCTGGTACCAAGAAACCGCCAGCGGCGTTGGTGCCTTCGGAAAGGTTTGCTTTGACGTTCTCAGCCTGGTGCATGGCGTTAAGTGTCTTAACGTCCTTGCCTACCAAAGCATTGAAAAACATCTTTGTCTTTGCGAATTTTCCCTCTTTTGAGAGGTCATTCTTCAGCTTCTCATCAACGGCTTTCTCTGCACCAGGGAACATATGGTATTTCTTGTCCACCTCGGACATTCCCTTTAGGCGCTTTTCAATAGCGTTGTTGATGATCTCGCCAAATTGTTCCATGTCAAGCTGAGGAAGCTTTGAGTCCTGCCTTTTGATTTCCTCTTGCTTTGCTTGGATACTTTTAATATTTTCAAGCATCGCATCTTGTTCCTCAGGTGACAATTTTTCGAACTCTTCTTTTTTCATATTGTCTCCTTTAATCGATCTTTCCCATTCGCTTCCTAATAGCTCTATCAACCATGTCAGCGACTTTTTCGCCGAGATGTTCGACTGCTATCTCCGAAAGTCTCTTTTGTTTTTCTTCCCTTAACTCGAAAATCTCTTTACGCAGTTGCGTGTTCCGGTTTTCCAGATTAATAACATGTTCTTTAAGCTGGTCATTCTCAGCAAGCACTTCATCAAGCCCATCACCTAGAAAAACATCTGTTCCTGAATTAACCTGCTTAACATCTTCCTGTCCTTCTTCGCTTTCTTCTTCTTCGATCTCTTTTTCGATGGCATGTTTGATGTTTTCATCATGCAAGATCCCTTTTTTTATGGCTAATTGTAAAGCCTCTGGGTTAGCGGGTACTGGTACAGCAGAGAACTCCAATAATTCGGTCTTTAGAAACCTTTGGGGGCCGAAATCCCCTTTGTTTTTTTCTATCGGTTCCTTTTCTTTAGCAGAGAAACCTATTGAAAAAGCATTAAGAAACTTTTCTTTATAAAGCCCGTATATTTCCTGGGCAAAGGGAGTATTTGCAAACTTGACCTTTGCCGTAAGCCCGCTATCGCTTTTCTTTATCCAGACAGCCTTGCCTATTGGCGGAGTGGTGTAATCATGCGCCCACATGACGACAGGATTGTTCCTGTAATTTCTCAGATCAACACCCTTTGGCTCAACGACATCACCCATCCTGTCAACAGTGCCAGTTGAAACCAAAGCCGTAAGGGTCTGCTCTTGCTCGTTTATATCCTTGACCTGACCTCCAAATACTTTTGTAAGTTTCATTTCTTATCCCCTTTTGACTGGTAATACCGTGCAGCGACAGTTTATGATGTCGCTGGCAGGAGCGCCAGAACTCCTATCCCCTGGATATTGTAGATGACTTCCCATTCCTGTTTGGAAAGTCTCTGTTATACCTACCTGCTGGCCATCTATTCTATGAGAATCCCTGACGAGTTCATCTCCAGCTGTGACCCATTCTTTTCCGGTAATACCAGCCTCAAGATATGCTCTTATCTGGCCGGAATTCGTTGCACCTATTACCTCCGTCTGGGCAATTCTTCTTGATCTGAAATCCCTTGAATATTGGAATACTTTGTCAATCCTCTGCGCTATCCTCTCAATCGACTCGCCTGCGGTTAATCCTGTGTTTATCTCTTTTGTGAGAAGCTTAACGGTTGACTTGCCGACCCTTTCTACAAAGAAATCAAGCCTCTCCTCAACAGCTCTGGCTATGTTCGGCTCAAACAGCGTAAAATCAATAGCTGATCCTGTTTCCTGCATGCCCAGGGTCAGACCCGTAAGGAAAGCCTGTCTAATATTATTATTTGTTAGGTTTCGTAGCTTCTCATTCTGCTCCTGAGTATTAAACAGGACAAATGAAGCCAAGTCTTTTGTGATTGATTTTATCTTATTGATGTTCCTCATCACTTCGCCATGCTGGGATTGGAAATATCTCTGTATGATTTTGGTAAGTATTCTTTCCTGAGGTTCGGTCGCCGTAACAAATGTTTTCCATTTTTTGTCAGAATATGCTTTTATGGATTTCTCGTTCTCCTCCTCTTTCTTGGGGAGGCCGAAGGAATCCATCTCAGGCTTTTCTTCTCCGGCGGGATTTAATGAAAATGGGATAAGGGGAACTTTTGTTTCTGGCAGGTTATAGGGATCGAGGCCTTCTTTTTCTCTTTCCTCATCAATGCTTGAGAACCCGCTTGCAATATTAATTTGCCTTTCTTTAAGCTTAGATTCAAAATCCTCAGGAACGGGATTGTCAAACTTGGCGAGCAATCCCCTGTCATATATAGGGATAAATTTCTCGTTGATTTTTTCTTCTATCAGTTTGAGTTTAGGAAGTATTGTCTCTTTCTGAAAAGTATAGTCGTTGGTATCGGCGTTTGCTCTGTTGACATCCTCTACCAAACCAAGTTTTGATGCCGGAACCCCAAAAATAGCAAGAATCTGATCCCTGTTCTCACGGCTTATTGTCTCAACCTTTGCATCCTTTGCTGTTGTACCGACACGCTCGTATTTCATGCCGTTTTCAAGTATCGCCATCTTCCCTGCGTTCTTTGTTCCACGATGCTTGCGGTTCCAAGCATCCCTGAATCTTTGGTACTGTTCGTCCGTCATGCCACCCTCAACCATGAGAACGCCAGAAGGTTCGGCATTGTTCAAAAAGTAGTTATTGCCCCAGTCTATAATAGCATTGTTCATCGCCATCGATCCAGCAGCAGCCAAGTAAGGCCCTGTCCCATAAAACAAATTAAAAGGCGAAGGATACTTAAAATGAATAACTTCAGATTCGTCAAAAGGTACTTTTTCGCCCTTGCCAGGTATTGTCGCCAGATAACCCTCGATATATTTTGTTTTGCTTGGGATTATCTTTACCCAATGAGCTGGGATATTCCATATCATGTAAGGTATCCCGAACCTATCTCTAGGAATCCACCAGTAAGCATTGCCTGTCATTTCCAGAAAAATCGTTGTAATGGTCATTAATTCAAACCTGTTGGAGAACGGATTAACAGAATTGATGACATCCAGGAAAGGATGTTCTCCGACAACATCAAGAACGATCTCATTATCAACGATTTTTTGCTTATAAAGCCTTAAATTGCACTTGGCAACAGAGACAGCGTTCTTCCATGCGCAAGCATAAGCCCAGGACTTGTAACCTTCTACCATGCCAGTAAAGTCATCTGGCGGGATAGCCCCATATGACTTCTCGGTTCCGAATAAGTGGACAAAAGGTAACTTATCTTTTATCTTATTCTCGTTATAAAAGCGCTTCATGTAGCGCTGTCCTATGGCTTCTTCTATGCGTGATATTATACCCATCGTACTTTATAATCCTTTGCTTTTATATAATCCTCCAGAGCATACCGTGCCGTATCCGGCCAGTGGTCGCTTCCATCAGCAGGTATTGGGAGAACTTCATTGGTGACTTTGTCTTGTTTCCATTTGTAATTCGAAAAATTGTCAACGGCTCCCCGACAACGAGGGTGTATGACAATTTTTTCGAATCCTCTAAGGAATTGGATCCCATCCTCGACGCTTCCTTTGCCTTTCTTTGCCCCCAGAATATTAAATCCTTTAGAACGCATAAAACTGATAGTATCAGGCCGTTCAGAATCAGCAATAATTTTCCACTTACGAGAGCTGGGAACGCTATCAAAAGCTTGCTCCAGTTCGGTAATCTCCACACCAACACCGTAGAACTCATGGTCAATAAAAAGGACGCCGTCTTTAATAAACATCCTGCCAAGAACAGTGGGATCATTGCTAAAACCCCAGTCAGCACCGAAAAAAAGACGCACATCCTCTGGGGTACAAAATTCTTCCACCGATATTTTACCTTTGAAGATGCAAGAGTCTCCGTAGCTTTTGACTTGACCTTCCCACACATGAAGGTATTTCTCATAATCAACTCTCTTGTCATACTCCATTTCCCTGCGCAACACTTCAGGAAAACAGATATTGTCGTAATAATTGACCATTGCCTTTGCGGCATCTTCTCGATCAGTTAATACGAACCTTTTATAAACAGGACTGTTCTCATCTTCTGGGTTGAAGCTGATCCATATCTCTGAATTTTCCTCTCGGATCGTTGGTATCAGGATATTCCAAGAATCCTCGCTGACCCTTTCAGCTTCCTCAACCCAAGCTATGTTCGTTCCTTCCAGTGAGCGGATAGTGCTGATATTATTACGGATGCCTTTAAATATAATTTCGGCTCCGTAACGACTTTTTATCGAGTCCTGGGTAATTGTAAAGAAATCCTGTAAACCCATTCGTACTATACAATCGCAGAGCAATTTATAAACAGAATCTCTTATGGAGTTCTGTAGCTCTCTGCAACATAGGATCCTTTTATTCGAAAGAGCTTTAATGATAAGCCAGTGTGCGAAACTTGTTGACTTACCAGAGCCACGACCTCCGTAGAGTATCCTATACCGCTTGCTCGGCTCCTCCAAAACGGGAAGCGCTTTCTCCGGTATGTACAGGTTTATCGGTAGGTCGCTTATCATTGTAGACATTTATGACAGGCCTCATCATGGGCATACCATCACCCTCATACTTTTGTGGCATATCCCGTTGCGCAAGTGTAAGAGCAATCTTTATCTGGTTGGTCTGATTGAACTTATGAAAATTGTCACGGATATACTCCCATGACATCTTCAAAACTTCTTCTCTCACATTTGTTATTGTAATTGGCTTGGTCATAGCACAAAAAAAGGGCTAGACAAATCTTCTGCTTGTCTAACCCTAAGGGGTTTTCACACCGGATTAATTTTCCGATGCTAAAATTTTTATCACCCGACCCGCTTTGTTCTGGTATCGGAATCGTATTAAGTATAATTTATAATGCACATAATTGTCAAGTATTTTTTCTTGACTTTTTTATAAATGTGTTGTAATCTAAACACATGAAAAAGGCACGCCATTTAAAAGATCAAGGTAAATATGTCGAAAACAATAATTTCCCGACGAGAAACTGATTCTTGTCGGTTTTTTTATGCCCTGTCTGGTTGGCGTGCCGCCGCAAAATCCTTGTGATTTCCAGCAGGGCATTTCTTATTTTATGGCTAATCCTCAAAAAGAAAATGGTTTTGTACCGATAGCAAACGAGATCGTTGACGCTCTCTGTCGTACAAGACTTTCCTCAGCAGAAACCCAAATCCTTTTTGTTGTTCTTAGAAAAACCTACGGATGGAAGAAGCCTGACGATCATATAAGCCTGAGCCAATTTCAACAATTAACCAACCTTACAAGGCGTGGTGTATGCAAGGCAGTATCTTCACTAGTGAACAGGCGTATACTAGGTAGGGAACAAAAAGGCACTAGTTCATCCACAAAGTATTGGTTTATAAAGAATTACGATAAATGGACAGCTAGGGAACAAATTGGCACTAGTGAACAGTTGTTCCCTAGAACTAGGGAACAAACAGGTATTCAGCTAGGGAACAAATTGGCACCTACAATAGACACTATACAAAAGACACTTAAATACACTATTGTGCATTTCGAAAGCCTTTGGCTTAAATACCCAAACAAGCTGGGTAAAAAGGCGGCTCTACGCCACTACAAGGCTTCCGTAAAGACTGAACAAGATGTTGCCAATATCAGCCTGGCGCTCGAAAACTTCCTATCAAGCGATGTCTGCAAGCGTGATCCCCAGTATATACCTCACGGATCAACCTGGTTCAACAATTGGGCTGACTGGGTTGATTATAAACGACCCGAAACCCTTGACTCAAAAATAAAGGATCTACTATCATGAAACTTGAATCTTTAAGGCCGGTCACACAACCCCTTCCAACAAACAAGATCGTAGAGGTCAGGAACCTTAGAAGGTCAGGAGGTATATCAGATGAGAATTACAAGAAGTTCTGGCAGATCAAAGCTAATAATGACTGGCTAGAGACAAAGTGGATAGCCGAGCTTCATAACAGGGACGCCTATTTAGAGCTAAAACAGAAATATGAAGAGGCGCCTATGAGTGAACAGGAAGATATTGGAACTGTTATAAAGATGTTTGAGGATACAATTAGTAGCTATTCTTACCCATTTTTGGCACTCAAAATTAACTTTTAAAAAGACTTGACAAACAAATGATAAAATGCTAAACTTATAATAGAGTAAAGAAGGGAAAAAATGAAAGAACGATTAACAATAGAGATTGATGAGTGGCTTAAACATAAAGTCTTGATAAAAGCTGTTTATGAGAGAAAAACTATTAAACAGGTTGTTACTTTACTTTTAAAAGAATGGGTAGAAAGGAGAGAAGAAAATGATAAGCAAGACAAAGTATAACAGATGGCTCAACATGAACGAAGAAAAGTATCTCAAGGAAGTTTCAGAGAAATTAAAAAAGGATCGAGCAGTAAGAAAGGTTAGAACGGCCACAAAAAACAGGATATTTTTTTGTAATTATTTTGCTTTTTAAATGGAAGATATATTGATGAAAATTACGACCATAGCAATCATAGCTGCGTTAATATTTTGTACTTATTCCTACTGTAATGCGCAGAGCGTAACAAAGGAGATAGAAAAGAACAGGAATGTTGAGCAAACAACATCAACAGTATTTTATTATTCACATATGATTACTTATAACAATATAAATAAATCAAATAGGGCATCAGTCAAAATCAACAGAATAATGAGCGCTGGGGCCTGTGGATGCAGGAGGTGATGAAGATGGATAGTTCATTCAGTGAAATGAGGCAATGGTTTCGAAAGAACAATATTAAAGCATCCGACTTGAGGGGCATGAAAGAGAATGAGAAAAATGTAACTTGGAACGCCGAGATAGTAACAAACTGTATTTGTATCGCATTATTAATTCTTATCTTGGTTAAATTAATTGGAGGATAATATGCTTTCTTATACAGATCCAGAAATATCAATCCAAGACAAATGCCAAAGAGAGCATAACCACCTAGAATCCCATGAGAGGCGGTGGATCAGGGAAAGGCTTTCAGAAGAGGCTTCCTGTGCCGATTTTGACGATTGGGAGCTTTCACACTATTTAAAGAAAATGTTCGATATGGACGACGAACAGCTCATGCAGGAGGGTAAAGACCGTGGAATCATTTAAGGAGGAAATGGATAGGATTAAGCGGGAAACTGAACAGATAAAAAAATGGACTGAGGAAATGGATAACGAACTTTTAACTGACGAAGCGGAATGGATTGCTAATGGACATGAGGGGAAAGATTAAAAGGAACAGGTTTGCTTGCTCCAAAAGGGATAAGCATAACTTCGAGGAAATGGTTAGCCTCGGAAAGGAAAATCAGTGGAAGCCAATAAAAATAAAATTTCCGAACACTTACTGCGGCCCATCGATACAAATAAAAAGACAGTAAGGTTTAATAAAGATGAATTTGGAAATTACCAATGCGAATGTGGATGCGGTAAATACTATTCAATGAACAACATGGACATTTTTAACGACATGCTTATAAGTGATTATTGTGAGACAAGATTATATAAAGAGGCATTTGATGAATATAAGAAAAATAAGGATCAGGCGGAGAACCAATATGATTATTTATAAAATAGAAACGACCGTGCCAAGCGGTCGTCAGTACGAGAACCTCAAGACTTCCTACCAAACTGATAACCCAGAAGAAATTGAACAATGCAAAACAAGAGCGTTAAACGACCTTGATACACTGTATCATTGTAAGAGGGATGAGCATAAGTCCACCCCTGTTTCATGGAAGGATGGGGATAAGTTTATCCAGGGCAATATAACTTGGATTGTGAAGGATGGAAAGTGGACATTCAAGGAACATATGGCTGAAGAGTAGTTCGTTGAAATTCGCCCCTATAAACCCCCCAAGAAAGGGCATTTTTAAAGGCTATGTCAAACTCAATCAAATATGGAGGACGAATGAACTCACCGGACTATTTAAGGGAACTATTACAAATGCTTGATTTAAAGACATCGGAAATGATTCAAGCTAGAGATGAAATGGATGCGAAAGAAAATGCTTTCAAAATATCAAAGTCAAAATATATTGCAAGCGTGGAACAGAAAAAGACAATCAACGAAAAGATCATGGCAGAGAAAGCCTTTATGAGGGAGGGAAGATGAAACTAACGATCAAAAAAAAGATAGGCGTCAGTCAGTACGATTTCATCTTTGAGGGTTCAGACCTTTTTGAATGTCTCATGGAAAGCCAGAAGATCAGTTTTTACGATTTGACGAACTGTGGTATCTGCGAATCGAACCTGCTCAGGATCTATGCCTATGAAACAAAAGAGGACAAGTTCAAGTATATTAAAGTTATCTGTGCCAGCTGCAAGGGAAGCCTTACGCTTGGGCAGAGCAAGAAAGACAACGCTTATTATTACCGCAAGAACGAACACACCAAGAAACTCGATTGGCAACCTGCTATCAAGAAAGATGACAATGAGTAATTTCTGCTGGTGCGGATTACCTCTTGAAAGAAGCGACTATCAAGAAGATTGATTGACTTTGATAAAATTAGAGCCGAAGGGCTTAAAACTACGATAGAAAGGGGTGAGTAGATCATGGAACGTTCAGAAAAAAAAGAAAACGCAACAGTTTCATTAAGAAAGATTTATAAGTTTGCCGAATTTTCTAGGGATGAGATTGAAAAAATGTCTAGGGAGGAAGTGAAAGAAATTTTAAGAGAAGAGGGTATTAATGTTGATAGCTTGGTAAATAAAATTAAAAATAAGATAGCTTCTGCCAAAGGAGACAATGTTTTACAAGTAGCTAAGGGAAGTGCCCTAGACATAAAGGAGCCTCTGCCCCTGAGAAAAGAGTTAAGCAGAGGAAATGGCGTGGGGATTCCAAGTACGCCCAAAGAGAAGGACTAAGCACTTACAGATGGGAAAACTAACAAAACTAAAAATATTATTTACCATACAACCATACGAATAAAGGACTTTGTAGGATAAATGCCTTCCAAAGGGGTATGTTTTCATTAGGAAACATATGGTGTTATTTTAATGACATTCATCAAGACCTATAAGAAATGCTACCGCTGCAAAGGAAAGGGTTTCAGCTTTGACCGCAAGTACAGAAAAGGCATGAGCGAGTATCAGATGTGGGCCAAGGGCATACCCTACAAGGATAAAGAACCCGATACCTACGGCAAATGGGGGTGCGGACGCTGTAAAGGCGAGGGGTATGTTTTCGTTGAGTTTAGGGAGACTGACTAACCCCCAAAGGAGTAAGAGATGCGTCGTAAGAAATCACCAAAAATAAAAGCCAAAGAGGACGCATGGCGTACCTTCTCAAAGTATATTAGATTAAGGGATTCTGACACTACGGGATACTGCATCTGTATTTCATGTGCACAGGTAAAGCCCTGGAAAGAAATGGACGCAGGACATCTCATAGGTTCAAGATGCAATAATATACTCTTTGATGAAGAGCTTACTAATGCTCAATGCAAGTTTTGTAACAATGCACAAGGTCAGCAGGTCATGTACTGGAAAGGTCTTAAAGCAAGATACGGCTACCATGATGATAAGTTCCTTGAGTTCCACGCAAGAAAGCGTATCACAAAGAAGTATACGGAAGCTGACTACAAGGCAATCACAGAGAAGTACTTGGATAAGATAACAGGGCTTTGTATGCAGAAGGGGATAGTTTAGTTCTTTAACGACTAACCCCAAAGGAGAATAGCGGAGATTAACCTATGACACATAGTTTTTTATATAGTTTTTTTTATGTTAAACAAAGCTAACATTTGTAAGGTTAAACTAACAACCAAAAAGGGGGTAATAAAAATGAAGATTAACAATAAGAAGGGTGTTTTTGAAAGCATGGCAACGCTCGGTATTTTTTGGGGAGCCGTTGTTGTCGTTTCGATCCTTGGAAGCCCATTTGTTTGTGATGAGAATGGACAGGCTTCGGAAGGAAAGGCTTGCTTAGTTGGAGAAGGCGGAAAGTACGCCATCCAACTAAGGGACAACAAAGGAAATCCAGTTCAATACGCAGCAGACATTAATTCAAAGCATTAATTTGAAAAATCCTCAATTCAAACTATATCTCGTTAAATGGATTGATGCCCATTCCGCAATAGAATGGCATGACGATATAGAAACAAATAAATTCTGCAAAGAAGAATATATCGTATCCGAAGTGGGCTGGCTTATATACGAGGACAAGAACAGCATCGTATTAACAAGCCAGATTTCAAATGACGGTGATACTGGTAATAAAACAAAA